CGGGTAATTGCGGGTTTTGAATGAAACCACCGCCTCACCCAGAGTCTGCTCGTCTGGGACAACTTGCCTGACAGACATGATGTTGTCGCCATTGCCCAATTGCACTGGCCCAGACTCGGCATAGAGACTGGCGCTGTCATAAGCAAAACCGACTTCATGCTCATAGATAAACCCGTCAGTTGAAACTGCCAAGGGGTTGGCAAACACGCCAGCATCAGTGCCAGCAGTTCTGGCCAATGTGCCTATGTTCCAGTGGTTTTCTCTGTAATTGAAAGTGACATAGCTGTCATTTTCATTACTTGCACTGCTTGGGTAATACCACCAGATTTCACCAAATTTACTGTTATGGACCGCATAGACTTTGGATGCCTGGTTAAAGTTGATATTGCCAAAGACATAGTCCGACACATCGCTTGGCAGTGGCTTGACATATCCGTCATAAATCCAAAAGCCAGACTTGCTCATCCAAATGGCAGCAGTGTCAATGGCAGCCACAGACTGGGCTGAAATGAGACCGCAGCCAGAGCCAGCCTTCTCAAAGCCATAGACAAATGGCGCGCCAACATATTGCGCTGTATGCACATCCACATCTGTAAACAGTAGATTGACACCCTTAACGCGCTTACCGGCCAAAAGTGTGCCAGGCGTGGCCAGCTCATAGTCGCCTGCCTGATTGTCGCCAGCTGGTGTCCAAAGGGTATTGTTCTCTTGGTCGCACCACTGCACTTTGCGTGGGTTTCCACCAGCGCCAAGGGCAAACAGAATTCGCTCGGCAGTCACCAAAATAGCCTTGTTACTCGTTGGGGCATTGGTAATTGCTGCTGCCAATGTGGGCGTTGTGAAGCCCAATTGCCACTCATATATTTTGCCATCGGCATTGGAGCAAGCAATCAAATACTCGCCCCATGTGTCCATGGACCATGTGGTGGCTGGGGTGATCAAGCCAGTGTCTGGCCGTGCCGTGCCATAGGCCAGAGTGCCATAGGTGCTGTAGCCATAGCCGGTCTTTGACAATGAATCCGCAATGCCAGCTGTAAAGCCAGTGGGCGTGATTTCTTTGAGTGTCCCAGCCTCATTCATGGCATAGAGCTTTGTGTGCGTTCCAGCAGCAATCCATCGGTTGGCACTGTTATCGCGCCAAGTGATGAAGCCTCGGCACAGACCAGACATCTGGCCAGAAGCTCGTTTTCTCCAGCCACCCATGGGCCGCAGAGTGTTCTCGTACCAGCGCACAAGGTTTGCGTCATACCACCGGCCTGCTGCCTGGTACTCAGTGCCGTTTCTGTAAATGCCTGGGGGTAATTTGAGTGGTAAGTACATGGCTATATTGTTGGTAAGTTGGACACAAAGCTCATTGTGACAATGGCTGATGGTACTGCTGGGCGTGTTGGGCTTGCACTAGCGGCATATTGCTCAATAGTGACACCGACATCAGTTGGCCTCCACATGATCTCAACATAATCAGTTGCATTCAAGCTCACAAAGTAGTTTATGGCTGCAATGGTGTGATAAGGATCTCCAGCACCTTTTCTTGGTGCAAATCCAAATCTGCTGTTTGAGTTAGCCACATTTGTACCATTGACCCGAAACCAAACATCGACATCTTGAGACGAATTTGTCGTATTTGTAAACTGAATGGAAAACTGCAAGTTCCAGATTCCGGCATCGGCCACAGTGATCCGAGAGTTGCTGGCTATTGTCACGCCATTGGAAAAGTCTGTCGTGTTGAATGTGACCGCATAGGCCGTGGTGGTGTTGGCAGCCACTTGGTCGGTTGAGTCTTGAAAAGCCCCATGGGGGTTATTCATAAACTTACCGCCCTTTGGTCCAAACAAAGACCCCAGCACTGTGGTCAGTTTTCTGAAGTAATTGTTTAAAGCGCCATAGTTCTCATTTAAGTGCCTGCGCTCATACGCCTCTGGCGGGAAACCCAGACTCGGTATAGATGGGGACTCTAATTGTTGCTTGACATTGGCCATGGCTTGATTTTGCCCTAAACAGCCCCCAATGGATAAGACTTTTCATTGACACAAAATCGGACTACGATAATTTTGCAGCAATCGGCTGCTTTAACTGGGGAATGTCATGAAATTTGAAATGGAATTAGGTTTTCACGAAAGTGAGAAAATTACGATTGAAACGTGGGATTTCGACAAAATTGAGATCATCAAAGATTTCATTGCTTTTCAAGAAGAACACGGCTGGGCAGTTGAATATGAAGCAATTGACCTTGATGAAGAAGAATTTGAAGACACTGAAGAAGAAGAAACCACAGAAGTTTGATTCCTGATGGGGCTTACTTGGCCATCAAGTACAGCCCCACATTTGAAAATGCGTAGCCTGCATAGACCACTGCCATAGATGGATTGCCTCTGTAGAGCTGTTCAGCAGCAATGTAGGCATAGATCGCGCCAGTCAGAATGATCAGCCAGGCGCTCAAAATGCACCTACATCGATGACCTCACCCCTAAACTGGACCATGTCTTCGTCAAATTTATGGACCAGCTCTGGCCATAAAAGTGTTCCATTAAAGAAGTTCAAAATCGCAAAGCCTGATCTGTGGTTGTTAGGATTTATCTCAGCATAAGTAAATTGTGGGCCATCAGTCTCAGCAAGTGTTCCAGTATCTACTCCGTATCTACACCCGTTATAGTCACTGAATGGCGTGACTTTTAATGAATGCAAATGACCGGTTATTATGCTGACACCAGCGTTGACAGTGTTGTTGTGGGTGGCATGAATTCCCCCCTTGTATCGGTGTTTGATGATGCACTGCTCAGTGGGCCACACTGCCCAGCAGAAGTCCCAGTCTGGGATGTGGTCTGTGAGCTTAAAGCCTTTGACCTCTTTGAATTGTGGCGCGTGCTGGGCCAGTCGGTTGCCAAACCGAATGTCATGATTGCCCCATGTGAAGAGGAGCTTTACATTGTGCCTGGCTGCCTTGGCCACTTCCTCGATCTCACCCAACGCACCTTGCGTAGCTTTGAGTTCTTGGATGACAGAAGTTTGTGGTTGGTCAGTTACATCGTGGCGGCTTATGGTAGACCCATCAAACGCATCCCCGTTACAGATTATCGCTTTGGGCTTGAACTCTTGTATAGCCCATAAAAGCCCTTTAAACGCTGTTGTTCGTTGACCAGGTATAAAGTGCGCGTCAGAGAAAACAATCACAGTCCCATCCAACATCCCAAGTTCTACCTGTTTTAGCGGAGAGAATGACTTAGGCTTGGTTTTATCGTATTTAACACCACGATGGTCACTTGCATGAAGTGCCATGTTGTAAGTTTTTTCAATCCATCTTCTACGCAAATGAACTGCCCTATTTGCAATGCCAAGATGATCAGCTATTTTTTGAGCAGATTGAAGTTGACCCCATAGTTGGATGAACTCGGTATCAGTACACGTTTCGTTAGAACTGCCCATTGAAATCCTTAGAGAGTAATTTTTCTAGCAAATTGACCACCCTATGCTCTTGAGCTTCAATCTCATCCTGAGATGATTTAGGGTCTTGGGCCACTGTCATAAGGTCATGCAAAAAGACATGAAGCAATTCATGCAGGGCTGTTTGGTCTAAAGATTCTGGGGTGATCTTTTCAGCACCAAAGTCACCCAAACGATATGTGGCCAGTCTGGCCCCCTCATTGAATTCCACTGAAGCCATGGCATTCTTTGCCGGCTTCAAACCCTTCTCGATACGCCAGTCGCCAAGATTGAGCAGTTGCTGCCACTTCCGCACACTTTGTGCAAAAAGCGCTGAGTCTTCTGGTGTAGGAATATTTGACATATCAACACCTTATATGACTTTTATGTCAATTTAATTTAAGAGCAAGCACTCAGCTTTTCTGCGCTTCAATAAACCAGGTAAAACTTTACCCCCACCCTTGGTCCAGAGCATGAGCTGCTCTTGAGCGCCTTCCCAGTCTTGGGCATTGATTTTTCGCTTTAAGGTGGATGTCTGGAGTCTGCCAACCCCGAGGTTGTAGCAGAAGTCCACAATTGCATTGCACTTACGCTCGTCTGTCAGAAGTATGGGACAGTTTCTGAGAACGCCTTGTAGGTAGGTATGCTCTAGTTCGTGCATTAGTAAGGCACTAGCAGTAGGCTCGTCAGTAGGGCTATCTTGAAGCGTTACCTTACGCCCATCAGCGTAGTAGGTCGAGCCATAGCCAATGGTGGCCACATTGGCTGGGCAGAGATAGGGTTTACTTCTAAACCCTTCAAACTGCTTGCAGAGTGCTGCGGCCAGTTCTAAGTTCATAACCCGCGCTTGGCCAATGTGCGATCAAGAAACCAGAAGTTGATTGTCCCAGCCAGTAATGCCGAGAAGTCTGGAGTCATCATTGTCTTGAACACTTCAATGGCTGGCGCGCCACCAAGCCATGCGTTATACGCAAACCAGACATGAATGAAGCTCCACACAAACAAAACCCAGTATGTGACCACGGGCCTGACTGATGCGGATAAAGATGCGGCCCATCCACCAGCTGCTTTGACCATCTCGGCCTGCTGCTGAATGGCGCTGTTAAAAGCATCCATGACACCCACATCAATGGCAGCCTCTCTTTGTGCGCCTATTTCTGCGAGTTTCATTTGCCCACGCATTTGCTCCAGTTCGCACTGGCGAGAGAAAAGTGCCAATTCGTGTTGGCGCTCATTAGCTTTATCGAAATATTTGAGGACCTCTGGGGCCATGCGGAAAATACCGCCAAAGATGGAGCCTAAAAGGCCACCAGAAAGAATATCAAACATCGCATTCCTTACATTTGTTTTTGGTTGACATTTTGACCCCTGCCAAGACTCCGACAGACGCACCGAGGATAGTCATTAAAGCGGGACTGAGCATCTTAAATATTTCTGCATTTTCAACTTCTTTTGACCACAGACCGACAAGCAATGCACCGACCATGGCCAACAAGCAAAGGCACAAAGTTATTGCTACCATAATGGTCACAATAAACGTAAGTTTTTCTTTCATGTCAATCATGCAAATCCTTATGCGTACAAGTCTAGTTTGCGGTTAGTGAATATCTCCATGCGGAGTCGCTCTTGAACTACTTTTTTAGTGTAAATCTCAAACTCTAAGTCTTGTAACTGAGTCTGTTTTTGCTTTGCTAACTCATTTGCCTTATTCATTTCATGCTGTTTCTCTAGCTTTACTTGAGCAAGGTCATGCCTGTCTGGATACCCAGAGGGCTGAACAGTCGGAAATAGCTTGATGGTATCTATCACTTCTTTTCCCTCTCAAGTGCCTCTT